TACCTGCTTTAATTAAGGAAGGTGTGAAGGCTGAAATGAAAAAAATGCTATCCGAAACAAAGATAGCTCCAAAACCAGTATCAAAGAGTATCTCAATGGCTAAGGCTATATTGGGTGATGATACTATTAAAGAATCGGTAGCTCAAAAGGTAGCACCAGAAAAGCAATTTAGCAAAAATCCAATGATTAACCAAATCCTAAATGAAACAAAGGGAGGTATCCCACAGGGAGATGGTGGATTTAGAACAATGAATTTTGGACAAAGTGATATGGGCTCAATTGTAGGTGGTACGGCAATTGCAGAGCAAATGGGTTATGGTGAAATGACTAGAGGACCTCAACCAACTGGATTGGGTGTTCAAACAGGAAATGAAGCATTAGATAAAGCATTGAATAGAGATTACTCATCGCTTGTAAAAAGATTTAAAAAGTAATGGCAATTGTATTAGGAAATAAACTTGTAAAAGATACAAAGCAATATAATGATTATGCGATAGGTATAACATTGCCAATTCAAAATGGTAATGGAGGATATTTTAATCAATCTTTTATAACAAGTGAACAAATTAAATCTAATATAAAAAATTTGTTACTTACAAAAAAATATGAAAGAGTAATGCAACCTGAATTAGGAAGCGGATTGCAAGAATTGTTGTTTGAGTTTAATGATGAACAATTAGCAGATAAAATAGAAAATACAATAACAAATTCATTACAAAAATGGTTACCATTTGTATCTGTTGAAGATATCAAAATAGAACAAACAAATGAATTAAAGGATAGTAATACAGTTAATGTTGAAATAAAATTTAGAATAGGGGATAACATTAATTTAGATACTCTTACATTCAATGTACAAGCATAATATATATGGGAATAACAACAATAAATAGAAATTTTAAAAACAAAGGAAAGGATATAAAATATCTTAATAAAGATTTCTCTAGCTTTAGAGCTAATTTAATTGAGTTTGCTAAAACTTATTTCCCAAAAACTTATTCTGATTTTAATGAAACTTCACCTGGTATGATGTTCATAGAAATGGCATCTTATGTTGGTGATGTTCTTGGATATTATATAGATGATACATATAAAGAATCTCTAATGCCATATGCAGAAGATGTTCAAAGTATATTAGCATTATCACAATATTTGGGATATAAACCAAAAGTAACAGCAGCTGCAATTACAACAATGTCTGTATATCAATTAGTTCCAGCAATTGGAATTGGTGTAAATAATAAGCCAGATGATACATACTATCTTAAAATAAAAGAAGGAATGAAAATTGAATCAACCAATGGTGTTGAATTTATAACAACAGATATAGTTGATTTTAATGATGAAGTTGGTAGAGAAATTACAATATATGAAAGAGATATCAACACAGGAGACCCAACACTATATTTAGCTAAAAAATATGTACAAGCAATATCTGCTGTATTAAAAGAGCAAGATTTTAGTTTTGGTGATTATGAATCATTTCAAACAATTACATTAGATGATACTAATATAATCCAAATATATGATGTAAGAGATTCAAATGGTAATAAATGGTATGAAGTTCCATATTTAGGACAAGAGATGGTTTTTATAGACCAACCAAATAGTGAAGCTACTGATTCTGAATTATATCAATTTAAATCAACTGTACCTTATATTTTAAAAACATTAAAGACTCCAAAAAGATTTACTACTCGTGTAAATAAAGATAGTACAACAACTATTCAATTTGGAGCAGGAGACCCAACAGCTGCAGATGAACAATTAATTCCAAATTTTAAAAATGTTGGATTAGGATTACCCAATTCAATTAGTAGATTAGAGGAATCATTTGACCCAACAAATTTTTTAAAAACAAAAACATATGGTACATCTCCATCAAATACAACAATAACAGTTAAATATTATACTGGTGGTGGTGTAAGTTCAAATGTATCAAAAGGACAATTGACTAGAATAACTGGAGTTCAACATGAAGATGATACGCAATCATTTAACGCAGCTCAGTTAGCATTATATAATACAATAAAATCATCATTAGCAGTTGATAATGATGTTCCTGCAGTTGGTGGTAGAGATGGTGAAACTTTGGAAGAAATTAGACAAAATGCTTTAGCAACTTTTGGAGCACAAAATAGAGCAGTAACTGCAAAAGATTATCAAATAAGAGTGTTATCAATGCCATCTAAATATGGTGGTATAGCAAAGGCATATGCAACAGCAGATGGTACATTGGATAATAATTCTCCTGCATCTATATTAGCATCACCAAATCATTTGCAAGAATTTACTGATTTGGTAATGAGTTTTGTAAATAAGCCAGATAAAGATGAACCAAATGCAGCAGCTGTAAAAAATGATATTACTAAATTTTTAATTGGTAAAACTGCAAACGAAAATGAAAAAAATAATCCATTTGCAATTAATTTATATTTGTTAGGATATGATGTAAACGGACATCTTACTAATCTTAATAGAGCAGTTAAAGAAAATCTTAAAACATATATGAATGAATATCGTATGTTGACAGATGGTATTAATATATCTGACGGTTTTGTTATAAATATAGGAATTGAATTTGAAATTATTGTATATCCAAATTATAATAAAAATGAAATATTGACAAATTGCATAGTTCAATTAAAAGACTACTTTAGTATAGATAATTGGACATTTAATCAAACAATTAATTTAAGTGAGGTTGAATTGTCAATTGCAAATGTAGAAGGAGTTTCATCAGTTCCAATGGTAAAAGTAACAAATAAATGTGGAGGAAATTATTCAACAAACTCATACAATATTGATTCGGCAACTAAAAATAAAATAGTTTACCCATCATTAGACCCATCGGTTTTTGAAATTAAGTTTCCTGATGCAGATATAAAAGGGAGGGTTAGATAATGGCATACTATTTTATGACAGCATCAAAAGATGCAGGAATCTATTTACAACAGCCAAACCAAAATACTGGTTTGGATGAAATATTGGAAATAAGTAAAGTTTATTATGGAAATGTTAAAGATGTTTCCAGAGCATTGATTAAATTTGATGTTGGATTTTTATCTTCATCATTAAGCAATGGTACTATTGAAATGCAAACTGCTGAATTAGTATTAAAAGAAACTAAAAGTGAAGAAATTCCATTAGAATATACATTATATGGATATCCTGTTAGTGGTAGTTGGCAAATGGGAAAGGGTACTCGATTTGATAATATATCAACCGCTGGTGTTACTTGGAATTATAAAGAAGGTGATACAAAATTAGATTGGTTAGAAAATAGCTTAAATTTAGGTACAGACTCAAATCCAAACGATGGTACTGGTGGTACTTGGTGGACGGCAAATTCAATGAATCAATCATTCAATTATCAAACCGCAGATATCCAAATGGATATTAAAAATATGCTAAAAGCATGGATGAGTGGTTCTATTCCAAACGATGGTGTTATTATAAAATATTCAGATGCTGATGAAAATGATACGGAAGATTATGGTATTATAAAAGTATTTAGTAAAGAAACTCACACAATATATCAACCAAAAATTAAAATAGGATGGGATGACCAATCATTTGTAACTAGCTCATTAACTCCATTAACAGAAGAAAATATTAAAGTTGGTGCAACTGGTATTAAAAAAGAATACAAATTAGGAAGTACTATTAAAATAAATGTATTTGGTAGAGAATTATATCCATTAAAAACATTTTCAAATACATTTGCTTATAACAATATAAAATATTTACCAAAAACAACATATTATCAAATAAAAGATTTAGCATCAAATGATATTATAATCCCATTTAGTGATTATTCTAAAATTAGTTGCGATTCAAATGGTAATTATATAAAATTAAATCTTTCAAATTGGGAAGCTAATAGAGTTTATAAAATAGAATTTAAAGTTGACCAAAATGGAAGTATTCAATATTTTGATGCTGATGACACATTTAGTATAGTAAAAGATTAAAATGGCAAACATAGGAACTGGACTAAAAAATGAGAATAAAATAAGTGAACTTTTAGTTAGTGGCTCTTTGGCCATTTATACTAAAAATTCGTCTGGTGTCCATATATTTAGTGGTTCTTCTATTGATGATGGTATTATTTCTGGAAAACTTACAAAACCAAAGTACAATAATAACGAATTAATTAAATCAATAGATACTGTAATTGTAGAATTATTGCCTGTTGAAGCACCTCCTATTGAGGATATGGTGCCAAGACGAATATATAATGAGGCATTAATTCGTATAAATACATTAACAACAGAAATACAAACTCTAAATACAACTATATTAGATTTAAGAGCAAAAGTACAAGAATTAGAAATAGTATCTGAAAGTTTAAGAGTACAATTAGATTTAAAAGATTTAACATTAGCATCTGCACAAAACCAAGCTGGAGAACTAACATCAAAGGTAGGTAATAGTATTAGTGAACTTCAAAATTCAATTCAAAAAGCAACTGCCGAATCAATTCAACGAGTATCTTTATATGCTAGAAATCAATCTTTGCAGCAAGAATTGGATGCATTGAGATTAGCGGTTAGTGCAAAAGAACAAGCATTAGCAGCTGGAGCAGTTTCAACTGGACAAATAGCAAGTATATTATTTGATAAAGGAGACCCTACAAAAGAAACTACTAAACAAATGATTGGTATGGATTATAGTGGGGGTGGCGCAGCATCTGGTAAATTTGCTGCATGTGGTAATGAATATCAAAAAACATTTAGAACTTATTTTGAAGTAATTGCATCATCTGCGCTTACCGGAACAAAAGATATGACTGTTGATTTAAAATTTACAGGTAGAGCAACTGAATCTCCTTGGGATTTTGGTGTAACATTTCCTTTTAAATTAAAAAGTGGAGAAACTAAAAGATTTGAAATGAAAAACCCTTCAGCTTATTGGAAAAAGCAGGGTGGGCAATATGATACGGGTACTTGGCCTTTTAGAACGTGGCATCCATCTGAATGGGATTTTACAATGAGTATTATTGTAACTGATGGTGCTGGTAAAACTGAAAATAAAGATTTCACATTTCACATATACAAATATGGATAAACATATAACTAATGGCAATTAAAACATTTAAAGAAATATTAGATAACAAAGGATATCGTATAGACTCAAATGATAGAAAAATATTTGAGCAAGGAAACTTGCAATCTTTTTTTGGATTTGGTGAAAACGATTGTATAGAATTTGTAATATATGATATAAATGATAATGTATTGCCTCAACAAAACAATGAATATGTTAAATATATAAAATTATCAAATGAAAATATAAGAGATTATTTTTTAATAGCTGAAGGTACTTTATTACAAAAATATCAATTACCAAGTGAATATTTTATAGATGCTGAAAGACTATTGAGAGAATCTGGATATAATAATGGTATTTTTAAAACTCAAATAACTTTATTAAATAAAAGAGTAGGAACTGAAGCAGAAAATGATAAAATGTGGATTTCCGAAATATCACCATCAAGAACCGAAATACGATTATATCCTATAAGAAACGGAGATAATGTAAATAAAGAACTTGAAGAAAGATTTAATTTATTTATTCAAAATGGTGAATTTAGAGATGATACTATTAATTTAGCATTAAATTTTGTTGAAAAAATAACACCACAAGGAATTAGTTCTTTTATTAAATCAAAATATACAAATTCTTGGTATAATAAAATGAAAGCAGAATTTAAAATTTCTGATTTTGATTCATTTGTAAATAAAATACATCAAAAATTTGTAGAATCTTGTATTAATGAATTTACTCATAGAGAATCTGATGTTACTAGTAATAATTATGGCAAACCAAAAACAATAAAACCAAGCGTATCTTTATCTAAAATACAAATTAGAGATTTATGTAAAAGACTTTTAGTTAATTGTATTAACTTTTATTTACTAAAACCTGATACGCATTTAACAGCAACATTTGATAATTCAGTTAATGAAAGTATGGATGATGTTGGTAGAATATTACAAACTTTAGAATCAAACACAACAGTAGATACAAGTAGTCCAATTATAGTTAAAGCAACAACACCAAAGGCATATCAAACAGATAAAGAATTGGCATTTGCAAAAATTATAACTAAAGAAACTACAACTACAAAAGCACCAGAGGAAACAACTACAACTACAACAACAATGGGACCTGGTGGAGGTAGCACTCTTTGTTATACATATGTTAATAATACTGGTGAAATTTGGGTTGGTGATTATACCGATTGTAATGGTAATGGGGTTTATAGTGCAGAGGTACAACCATATTCATCATTTTGTGCAATTAGAGGAACTGCTATGAGCTTCCGAGGAATGAGTTTAATTGAATCCGGAATTTGTGGTACTGAAGCACCACCTCCCCCACCTCCCGCATCAAGTGGTGGTTCTGGTACTAGTGGTCCTGGCGGCGGAGGAAACGCAGGCGGGGGCGGTGGAAATGCAGGCGGAGGCGGTGGAAATTATTGGGATATGACAGGTGGTAAATTAATAGCGGGAGACAGAAGTAGAAATATGGAATTTGAATAACAATATTTATAAGTAATGGCAATAAAATATAATAGACAATATAAAGTTCCTGAATCATTTGAAAATATACACGATGGTACAGATTATTTTCAAAACCCTGATGGGTCAATTACCAGTGGCCCATCTGGCGGTGGTGGTGGTAGTTCAACTAGTAATCCAGTTGTTATTACAAATACACCAGGAACAGCTTTATCAAATAAAATTTTATTTGCTAATATATCATCTAATATTAAAAATGCTAGTATTTTTATAAATGGTGAAAGTTATGGTAAAGGAACAGATGCAAAAGTAAAACTAATATTAAGTGATGTTTTATTGAATGGTGCTAAGGAAATAACTATAAAAAAAGATGGATATAATACTGTAGAAAGCTATATAATATCCGCAATTAAAAATCCTGATTATACTGGTGATGATTTAGGAGGGGATGATACATTTACAGGAAGAGGGTTACCAACAATGAATAATAATCAATCATTATATTCATCAACTTCTTACTATTTAATAAATGTAAAAAAATATACTAATGGAAACGAAGAACCAATTGGAAATGATGGTAATAGTGTTGATTTATCATTTACTTTACAATCAATTGGTACTCAAGAAACTACAACAGAAGCACCCGCTTCAATACATACGGTATATATAAATTTAGAAGGACCTGATAATTCAGTATCAATATTAAAAAATAATAATACTGAAATAAAATTAAAAAATGGAAATAATTCTATTGCAGCTGAAATAGGAACTAAATTTAGTATAGCAACAGCTGACTTAAAATTATTTAGAGTAAAAACTATAACATTAGTATCTGCTGATTTATCAAAAACAATAAATGCGGATGGTGTTGATGAAAGTATAGCTACTACAATAAATTTAGATGGTGATTATAATTTAAATATAGTTTCTGAAAATCATATAATAACTGAAAAAGTAGGACCAACAATTTCTTTAATCAATACTGAAAAAAGAGAATATAATATAAATACAAAATCAGATATACCAATTGGCATATCTATGAATGGTGGTGTAACTAAATTAAGAGTTTCGATAGCTTCTAAAGAATATGTATTTAAACCTGAAGCTAATTCTAATCAATATGTAATAATATTATCTCCTAATGTGTTTCCATCAATTGGAAATTATAGAATAGTAATTGTACCATCAAATACAGAAGGTGATGGTAATGCAATTGAAACTGCTATTAATGTTGTTGATGCTGTTTGGGTTGGTGTTCCTGATTTAAGAAATATACAATATCCATCTTTATTAAGAGGGCCTGATTATATTGGAACTGATGTAGATTTTACGATAAGTTACGAATCAGTAAATACTGATTATGTTAAAATATATAAAACAGGTGGAACTAATTTTATAAAAGCAATATCATCTGGTGTTGTTAAATTAAATGTTAAAAAATTATTAGATGAGTCTGGTACAACAACAACAGAAGATGCTGATAAGATAACAATTATTTTAAAATTAGTACCTTATAATGAACAGGGCAAGGAAGTTATAACTGGTAAAGAAGAATTTATTACAATTCTTTTTGATAAGGGAGATTTAACAATACCAAGAGATGTAGCAATATCTAGAATTGCTGATGGGTTTATAAGTCAATTTGATTCAAGTATTTTTGAAGATGAGACATCAAAATATTTAACTCATCTTTTACATATTGGTGGTGAAAATAAAGTAATAACAACTTGGGTAGGTGATAGGAGTTCTTTAATTTTAAAATTATATGAACCATTAGATGTTGCTATACAACCAAATCAACAAGTTTGGATTTCTAAATTACAATCAAATCCAATTATTGAAACAATTTCTATTAGTGGTATTGATGAAAGTTTTTGCCACCCATTAAAAGGACCTAATTTTTCTTTAGAGCCTGATAATGGAATTGCATATCAAGTATTTGATGATTTAATAGCAAGTGGTTCTATTACATCTACTGATTTGATAAATAGGTATTTGGAAAGCAGTGGAATTGATACATCTGTACTTAATATACAATATGTAAGTGGTTCTACATATATTTTTGAAAATTTCGCAAATTTTAGTTCTGTAGAAGAAAGAGTAAATAACTTTTTCTACAAAATGCAATTAATAGAAACTAATAAAGCAAAATATGAATCACTATCAGCATTAACATTTATTCCTCCTTATGGTGGGTTTGATGGCGGTATATTAACACAAGACGGATATCAGCAAGTAACGGAAGATGGTATATTTGATATTCAATGGGAGGTAGCACAATCAACGGGCGTATCTCAAGCAGGAGAAGCAAAAAAAGTATTTAATGTATTAAATGAATTATTAAGAGGACTTGATGGATTTGAAAAATTCTTATATTCATCATCAAATTATTTAGCATATCCAAAAGAAATATATACACATCCTATAACTGGACTTTCAACTTATGTTTTAAAATCCACAACAAATAATGATGTAATAGCTTGGTATGAATCTTTGGTTCAATTAGGAGCAGAATATGATAAATACAATCCAAACTATTTAGTAAATAATATACCTGAATTTATAAAAGATGATTATAACAATAATGATTTTATAGTATTTTTAGATATGATTGGGCAGCATTTTGATATTCTTTGGGTTTACATAAATAATTTATCAAATATAAAAGTACTTGAAGAAAAACAAACAAACGGATTCTCAAATAAATTAGTACATTCAATATTAGAATCATTTGGTTGGGATGCAAAGAGAGCATTTAATTCAGAATTATTATGGGAATATGCATTTGGTACATATAAGGATGGTTTCCAAAAATATTCAATGCCATTGGAGGAAGCAAACAATCAAGTGTGGAGACGAATATTAAATAACCTACCTTATTTATTAAAACATAAAGGAACTGGTAGAGCTATGAAAGCTATTATGGCTTGTTATGGTATTCCTCAATCTATGTTGACAATAATGGAATTTGGTGGACCACAGGACCCAGTAAGGGGTGGTAGTTCTCAATTTACATTTGATGATAGAACAGCTTCTATATTTTTAACTGGTAGTATTATAAGTGAAAAGGGAAGTTCTAATTTAAAAATACCTTGGAAGCAGACATATACAACCGATTATCCAAATTGTGTTGAGTTTAGAATCCAACCATCAAAATTACCAAACCCATCATATACTTTAATTAGTGGAAGTGAATGGACTTTGGATTTGGTTAGAACAACTGGTTCATTTGGTAAATTAGAATTAAATTTTGGTGGTGATGAATCTACTAGTACATACTTTGAAGCAAGCGGCCCTAATTATCCATATGTTGATATTACATACGCTTATGGTCCTGATTTAAAAACTGGTAGTTTGGATTTTCCAATTTCAACCGAATATTATTCAAATGTAGCAATTAATAGACATAACAATCCAGACTCATCGTCTTGGTTTGAAGTATGGTATGCAACTACAGATGGGCATAGAATAATAACATCTGTAAGTATGTCAATTGCTACTGATGATACTCAATGGGAAACTGGTTCTTTTTTACAAATTGGTGGTAATGGTTATGAAGGTAATTTGGATGAATTCCGTTTATGGACAGTTCCATTACAAAGAAGTAAATTCCAAAACCATACATTATTTCCAGACGCAATAAATGGTAATTCGCATACTGGGTCTACAGAAGATTTAATATTCCGTTTAGATTTTGAATACCCAAAAAATAGAACTATAACTGAAAATGTTGGAATTAAAAATGTATCAATAAATACATCTTATAGTGAAGATTATGGATTTGCAAATAATATGTATTCAGCATCTCATTACCCATATCAATATACTCCGTATGATAGAACTGTAACAGCTACTGTTCCATCTTTAGGATTTACATTTTCTAATAAAATTCGTAATGAAGAACAAACATTAACTGGACATCTTTCTCATAAAGTAAGAGCAACTCAAAAAGCTTTTGATAGAACAGCAATAGATTCAAATCGTTTAGGATTATTTTTCTCCCCAGTTAAGGAGTTAAATATGGATATACTAAAAGCATTTGGTGATTTTAATATTGATAATTATATTGGTGATTTTGGAGATGATTATAAAGACCATTATTCTGAATTAGATACATTAAGACATTATTATTTTGAAAGATTGGGTAATAGGGATATCTATGAATATATTCGTTTAATAAAATATATTGATAAATCTTTATTTGAAGTACTTGCTGATTTAGCGCCTGCTAGAGCAAATGTAACAAAAGGATTATTGATAGAACCACATTTTTTAGAAAGAAGTAAAACTCGTTGGGATAAGCCTGTTGGAGAAAGAGGTGATTATGAATCATTTATAAATTACCAAGAACATTTTGAATTAGAATCGGAATCAATTGGCAAAGAAACTCAAGTTGATGCAAATGAACATACTGATTTAATTGGTGAATTAAATAACTTTCAAACTACAATAGATTCCGCTGAAGTATATGAGTTGAGTGGTAATAATCCTAATTATGAAACTAAAATAGATACATTTGATATATACACAATAGATGGTACGGCACCATTTTATGATACATCTATACAATGTCCTACTGGTTCATCTTTAAGTGGGGAAGCTGATTCATATACATTTACTGAAATTGGTATGGATAAAAATTCTCTTTCAAATAGAGGATTTGGATTATATGCACAAAAAGGAAATGGTATAGTTTCTGAATATGATGGTATTTTTGGAAATAATGAATCTACTGGAAGTAGAAAAAGTATTTTCTTAGTAAAAGAAAAATATACCAAAAAGATATCAACTCAAGTTGCAGGATACCCTGTAAATGGAGCTCAACCTGGTGACCAAGTAAGATATGAAAATGTAAAAGTAACAAAATACAAATATAAAGTTTCTGTATTACCTTTTAGTGGTAGTGTTAGTATTGGTAATAATATTGTTGAAGTAACACCATTAAACGGATATTTCAAAACGCATTATATATACACAAATAATTTATCAGAAGGTTTACAAAATTCTTATTTTAACGGGTCTTTACAAACTGTATTAACAACTCCAGATGGATTAGACCCGGTTGAAGTATTTACAACCAATCCTAATATTCTTAGAGTGGCTAAGACTGGTAGAGGTAGTGGAGAACCAATATTAGAAGTGGATTAATTTGAAAATAAAAATTAGTTATATTTATAGAATATAGAATAAAAACAATTAAAAATGGCATATTTAGATAACACAGAAATTACAGTAGATGCTATCCTTACCAAAAAAGGAAGACAAAAATTAGCATCCGGTCAATCTCTTAACATTACAAAGTTCGCTTTAGGTGATGATGAAATAGATTACACATTATATGAACCCGCACACCCAAAAGGTTCGGCTTATTATGATTCAGCTATTTTAAACATACCAGTTACCGAAGCTAATCCTGATGAAACCCAAGTACTTAGATATAAATTAGTAACCCTTCCAAAAGGAACTACATTTATACCAACTGTTAAATTAGGCGTACCATCAGTAGCAGTTAATCAAAGTGAAGGTGGTGTGGCATTATTACCAACAACATCTCCATCTGGAAATACAAATGCTGGATACACAATGGTATTGGCAGACCAAAGAGCTGGTACATTAACTGTTACTAAAGGAGCAACTGGTTCTGGTAATGTTCCTGTGTTTTTGGGTGAGGAAATGTCAACAACGGCTCAAGTAGTTGGTGGATTAGAATTTAGATTTACTCCAAATCCAAACTTAACAATTGATATTGCTACTACATTAACTGTTTATGGCAATGAAACTGGAGGTTCACAAACTATACCAATAACAGTAACATACAAAGCAACTGTATAAAATAAAATAGAAATATAAAATGGCACTAATAAACGACCCAAATATAACCTCCCAAATAGCTGCATTAGCTAATTCGGGTAGAGTTGATACTAACGCAATTGTATCACTTTTAAATTCAGCATTACCTGCTGGACAACAAATATCAACCGCAGTTGGTGGTACTACGATAGGTGTTTACAAAAGATTCGGTGAATTTGATAAAGTAAATGCAAAAATTGAAATAGTAACAACTGGATTGTGGTCAAATGGTTCTGGTTCACTAACAACATTTTTCACAGCATCTGCACAAACTGATGCAACAAGCGGACAGTATTACTATCATGTTTTAAATAGTACTCCTTTAGCTGGTGATGGTGAAGAAGTTCAATTTGCAGTAGCATATGGACATGTTAATGGATATGGCTCTGTAACTTTAGATATTGATGATGATTCATTATTAGCAAGTAAAGCAACTTACGCTCAATACAAATCAATGTTATTGGAAGCAACAGAAACTAAATTCTCTTTTGATAACGCATCTGGTGTATCTACTACATCTGATGATATATATGTTATTAATTTAGCTAGAAGTAGATATAGAGAAAAAATGGATGCAGGAAACTGGTCATTAGCACTTTCTGGTTCTAATGGATTATTTCACTTTATTGATAATAGTGGTAAGAAATTTAGTGATGAGAATGGTTTAAGTGGTAGAGTATTTAAAGTAGTTTCTGGCTCATTGAATTTAGGAACTCAAAGTGAAGCTACAATTAAAAATTCAGCTGACCCATCTACTACATTAGGATATGGTTTATTCTATCCTGATAGAGGAATAATTGTTCTTAACCCATCTGCAGTAGGTACTGTGATTGGTAATGTATTTAATGAAAATTTTCAAACTGTTGGAACTTTAATACCATCATATTCAACAACATCTGAACAAAAAAATCATAAAAGATTATATCACGCAATTAGAGCTGGTAAAGATTTTGAAGCAAGAAGAACTGAAAATATACATACACAACATTTCTTTGTAAGAGCAACAAATAGAGAATTTAATTACTCTAATAATCCTACATATGTAAATACTGATGGTACATTTTCTGAAACTACTTTCAAAACTGACCCATATACTTACATTACAACTGTAGGTTTATTAAACGATGCAAATGAATTGATTGCGGTGGCCAAAACCTCCCAACCAATCGCTAAATCATTCGATAAAGAAGTTTTAATTAAAGTTAAATTATCATTCTAATAAAATAGAAATATAATAAAAAGAACCCCCTTCAATGGGGGTTTTTTATTTAATCAATATTTATATACAAATCGGAAGACTAAATGATTAAAGAAATTCCAAAAGCTGATATTATTACTAGACCTATTAAGGTCTATAAGGAATGGACATTAGATGAAAATGACATAAATCCAATATTTGGAATAGATGGTAGTAATACATTAATAGATGTTGATGTTGATGAAACAAGTCACGGATTTGTTAAAAAAATAGTACATGCATCAATAAAATCACAATTTTATCGTAATTCTGCAACGGCTTCAATTTTAACAGAGGTTGGAAAGAGAAAATCATATGCATCAACCAATGAAAGAATTTTAGAAAATGAATTAGCTGTATTTTCAATTCCACAATTATATTATGGTGAGGGAGTTAAAGTAGGTACGGTTGTATTGGAAGATGAACAATTGGGCAGAATATACACAGATGATGGATATTCAAATCTTATAGATTCTGGCAGTAATATCAAAGGTAATATATTTTATGATAGAGGATTGATTGTAGTATCTAAAGATGTGGTAAGTGGTTCTGTATTATCTCAATTTACTTTAAATTTTCGTTCAACAAAAACAATATACGAAAATGAAGTATTTTTACCAGTATTAGAAAATGAATTTAATTATTCTCAGAATCCATCTGCTGTTGATATGAATGGTGGAAGTGTATATGAGCATACAATTACAAATCCAAATGACCCAAATGGTGGTAATGCTTCTGGTAGTATTAAAATATACAATCACGGAGTTAAATTAGTTAAAGGAACTAATAGACCTTATATATCAACAATAGACCCTACTAAATTTGGAAGTTTTGATGATTTTTCAGTTAGTGGTTCTGTGGACCCAACTGGCTCATTTTTAGCACCATGTATTACTACAATAGCTTTATATGATAATGAATTAAATATGGTTGCAGTAGCTAAATTACCAAAACCAATAAAATCACTCCCAGATTACCCCGTAAACTTTATTGTTCGTTTTGACACATAATGTTATATTTATATTAGTAAACAAAATAAAATACAATGGCTAGCATAGTTGATTTATATAAGAAAAGTACCCCAAAAGCTGCAAAAGCTAATACAACTGGTATTGATAAAACTCCAATAGGTATTGAAATACCATCTAAAGGTTCAAAAGATTTAATGAAATCTGACCTTTCTAAACCTAGACATGGTGCATTAGGACAAGGCACTGGTGGATATGATAGTGTAAAAAACTATTCATCCACATTTAAAAGTAAATAAGTGAGCTGGAAATTTAATGGAAATATTGTTACAGAAGAAACCACACCCGAAGGTGCGGTTGGATTTGTCTATAAGATAGTTGATACTAGAACT